TACTAATAGCTTGCTCGGTGTCTTTACCGCCTGACATTTTCTTTTCAAGTGCAGCGTAAGACTTAGCCATATCTTCTGGGGTCTTAAACTTCTCTGGTAACCACTCAGGCCGTTCATCCGTAGAGGACTCTTGGTTGTCTGGGGTCTGGGGGGAATCACCATCAGCTTTAGCCACCATAGCATCAATGTGAGCTTGGTCATCTTTCTCTTCGCCTTGGGCAATCGTTACAGAATCTACCATTATGTTTGTTCATTTCCTTGTTGTGCTGTCATCTGCTCTTTCATAGCATCAAAGGCTTGAGGGGCTAACTGTTGTCCAGTTTGCATAGCCATTGCTTGCTGTTCTTCTTGTTGCATCTGTTCTTCAGATTTAATCAAGCCATCCATATCCATGCCTAGAGAAGTACCTACACGTGTGATGTAATCACCTACGTTCATGTACTTTTGAATTGCTTCTGGGCCTAGCGGTTGAAGATGGTCGAGCATTGCAGCTAATTTATTTAAGTCATGTCCACGGCCTAAAGCCTCAAGTCCAGTGACAATAGTTGGAGACACCACACCCTTTGGCAATTGCGGAACTTTCTTCTGCTTTTGCATTTGTAGTAGGAGGCGGTTAACTAAGGGGAGTTGAAATTCTTGACTCAGGATAGAGTAGATACCACCAAGGGCATCTTCTAGCTCCGAAGCCATATATCGGATTTCTTCAGCAGTCACTCGTTCAGCATTACGCTGGACTGACGAGTTCATTAAGAAGGCATGAGATAATCGTTCTTTGATTTCCTGTGCTGTTTGAAAAGCTATCTGCATGTCGCCAGATTTCTGGACTTGCAGTGTGCTTACGTCATTGGCATCGCCTTCTCGGATAGCCCCGTTTGGAGCTTCTGCTAAAACTCTCGCACGTGTTGTGCCATTGGGTCTTACTAAGAATAAAACCTTAGCAGATGCAGCAGCAGCCTCAACGATAGCTTGAGTCAAAGTTTCAAGAGAGTTTAGGTCACCTTGATATTCTTCCACATACCCACGTCCATAAGATTCACCATCAATACGGCTTAGTCTTAAAGGAATCCAAGGGGATTTATCTAGTGGGTAAGTACCATCTGAATCAGGCACTGGAATACCAGCGACTTCTTGTGCCACGTTCCATTTACCATCTCTACGCACAATGTGAGTAAATAAAGAAACAGGTTCGTCATTACTCGTATCTTCTGTGTCAGATGATTCTAGCAAGTCTCGTATTTCTATAGGTAAAGCACTGGGTGATACATCTTCTTTGGTTACGATTTCTAGCGCATTACCCATAGGGTCACGCTTGAGAACATACCTGTCCATGTGGAAAACTCTCATGCCACCTTTATCAGGTTGAAAGAGAAGGACGTTACCTGCAACTAGCAGATGTTTAATAGCTTCAAATGCAGCAATGCGAGTTGAAGAAGATTCAATCTCTGACATTACAGCACGTTCAATTTTGGAGAGAGCTTCTTCAACTTCGGCTCTTGCCCCCTCTTCTTGGGCTAACTCTTGTAACTTAAAATCGTCCACAGTTAAGCGAAAGAATGGTGAGTTTGGAGGTAGTAATGCCAGCAACATTTTAGAAGATAAATTATTAACACCACGTGCGCCAATACCTTGGAACGGAGTGTATAACTTTGAATGTGCTGAATGCCCATCAGGGGGAAGCAGAGAAGGAATGGTTAACTTACTTGCATCTCTGGCTCTATCAAGAAAAGGTTGACGGGCTGACTCCAGACGCTCATAGCGTTGGCGTATAGCTGTCATATAATGTTACTTCTTTGGGATGTTGATGCCAGTAGGAGTAGTCCCACCCACTTGGGAATCAATCCGCAAGCTAGATGTGCCTTTCTTCTTCTTGTTGGTCTGTGAACGCTTGTTGTCCACATCACCATTCTCACCAATGCGAGGGGCTGTTGGTGCAAGGTCTGCTGGCGGTGGACTTGGGGGTGCTGGCGTAGGGGCTGGTGTTGATGAGCCAAAACACATAGATTTACTCCGTGTCGGGATTAGTTTGAACGTCATGGACGTATTCGAGGAAATTGATTAGGTCATACATGCCCAGAGTTTTCTGGATTTCACTGTGTGATTGGGCCAGTGTTCGCTCAGTGATGGGAAAGAATTCCCGCAGAGCTTCTATAAGCTGTTCTGATACAACTGGAAAATTGTCAATAATCATTAGGTTGTCCTTATAATGCAATTATATTTATGCTCCGTTTACCAGCCCCATGAAGAGCCAGACATTCCATCTGCTGAGTAATCGGTGACACGCCCTTCAAAGAAGTTCTTAAAGGAGTCACCATTCAATACCCAATCCAACCAAGGTAATGGATTAGACTCCACATCCCAATTAGGCTTCAGTCCTAAGTTTGTTAAACGTCTATCTGCGATATAGCGTATATATTCTTTAACCTCTTCCGCAGTGATACCTTCCATAGCACCCAATTCAAACGCCAAATCAATAACCTTATCTTCAAGCTGCACAGCAGTGCGGTACATTTCGTAGATAGATTGCTTAAATTCATCTGTAACTACCTCTGGATTTTCGTTGATGTAAACACGGAATAATTCAGTCATACCTGCAACATGGATTGTCTCGTCACGGATGCTCCATTCCACGATTTCGCACATACCTTTCAACTTACCAAAACGCTGAAAGTTAAGGAGCATGACGAAGGCTGAGAACAGGGACATGCCTTCATTACAGACAGTCTGAGCGATGGACTTAGCCAGCCCTTGCTTAGTGTCTGGGTCAAAGGTCTGCATAAACTCAATCTTCTCAGCCATTGCCTCGTACTCAAGGAACGCTGTGTACTCAGACTCTGGGAATCCAAGGGTGTCGTTGAGTAATGCGTAAGAGCGCATGTGGATTGTCTCTCGCTGGGCAAAGGACAACATCATCATCCTTGCCTCATTGTTCTTAATACGAGGTAGGAAGACATCTACATAGCTGCCTCCAACTATCACATCTGATTGTGTGAAGAGCCGAAGGATTTGGGTGATGAAGTTTTTCTCAGGTGCAGAAATCTTGCCAGACTTCCACTGAGTGACATCTTCATTTAAGTCACATTCCCACTCGCCCCAATGCAGCTTGTCATGTTCAATTGCTTGAGTAACAAAGCTGGCATAGGAGAATGGTTTAAAAGCTTTTGATGCTGTTAATAAGCTCATTATTTATCCATGACAGGAAAGGCATTCATCATCAGCATAGTCTTTTAAAGCTACGCGAGTAGGCTTGAAGCTGACAGTATCAGCCTTAGCCCCTGCGGAAGTTCGCAGGTAATAAAGTCCTTTAAGTTTCTTGTTGAAGGCACGAAGATGTACCTCATTGACGTAAGCCTTATCAGTCCCAGCAGGGAAGAATAGGTTTACGCTTTGACCTTGGCAGATGTATGGTTGACGCTCTGCTGCATGGTCTATTACCCAGCGTTGGTCTAGCTCAAAAGCTGTCTTGTAGATTTCTTTATGCCACTCATCCATCCACTCAAGGTGTTGCACAGAACCCTCATGGAGAATGATTGAAGTCCACTGGGCTTCTATCCAAACTTTAGATTTAGCCTTCCATGTGTGTGCATAGTCAAAGATTACTTTATCAAGGTAAGGGTTGACGACAAGGTGCGCTCCAACACGGGTACGATGTGTAAATGCGTTAGATTTAAGAGGTTCAATGGAAGCTGAACAACCAGCAATAATTGATGAGTTTGCGTTAGGTGCTATAGCCATTAGGTGTGAGTTACGGACACCTTCAACATCAGGACATGCGCCCCGCTCTTCTGCTAGATGGACTGATGCAGCCTTCGCTTGTGCTTTGATATGCGTAAACATCTCAGTGTTATACGAGGTAGCCATTATGGATTCCCAAGGTATTCCAGCACGTTGTAATGCGCTATGAAAACCCATTGCTCCAAGACCCAAGCTTCGCTCTTGAGTGGCACTGAAGACAGCCTTGCGGAGTTCTTTAGGCGCATGAAAGCAGAAGAAGCTAATGACGTTATCAAGCATTTCAATGAGGTCAGCCACCATCGTGGTGTTCTTCCAATGCTCATAATGCTCTAGGTTCACACTAGACAAACAACACACAGCAGTGCGGTCTTCAGAGGTAGGCAGGTGTATCTCATTACACAGGTTTGAACCATGAATGGTCAGACCCTTTTCTTTCATCTCTGGAGGTAGATGACGATTAGCTTCATCAATAAAATTGAGATAAGGCTCACCAGTTCGGAAGCGTGTTTCAATTAGACGTTCCCATAAATCACGTGCCAGGATTTTATCCCTAACTGTTTGGTCATTCGGGTCTATCAGATTCCATTCACCACCAGCATTGACTGCATCCATGAAAGCATCAGGTATATTCACAGCGTTGTGAATGTTAAATGCTTTGCGATTAGGGTCGCCTCCTGTTGGCACACGGATGTTAATAAACTCAACTATGTCAGGGTGACTAATATCCATATAGGCTGCATAAGAACCCTTACGTGTCTTACCTTGGCGGTAAGCAGTCATGTCAGAATCGACAGTCTTCAGGAAAGGAATCGGTGAAGGAGCAACATCACTAACGCTGCGGATGTCACTCCAATGACCACCCACTCCACCACCCTTAACACTGAGCCACCTAAGCTCGGTAGTATGTGAGATAAGCCCATCCAGACTGTCAGGCACATAACTAAGGAAACAACTAATAGGTAATCCACGAACTTTTTCTCCAAGGGCAGGTGCGTTTGATAGTATGGGTGAACTGAACATGAACCAGCCTTTACTGGCATAGTCATAGATACGCTGCGCTAACTCGTAATCAGTTTTACAGAAGGCCATCGCTGCACGGGCATAAGCATCTTGAGGGTCTTCCCCCTCACGACAGTAGTAGTCAGTGAGAAGGGTATAAGCTTGCTCTGATAGCAAACTGTTACGTGAGTAATCAACCTTGATTGTCATCTATCCAAGCCTCCACTGTGGCCTTATTTTTAAAGCCTATAAGCCTTGAACCATTATCAGTATTGAGCAATGTAGGGACGCTCATGACGCGATATAGAATCGCTGAGTCGGTGTCCTTACCAATATCAATTTCCTCATAACTCACATCTAAATTATCAAGAATTGAAGACACAGTTTTACATGGGCTGCACCCTTTCGTGTGGAACTTTATAATCATCGGTTGTCACCCGAACCCTTTAATGTTCCCCGCTCTTTACGAGAGTTAAGCTTATGCAAATTCATCAATGCGATATGCTCTAAGCTGTAACCAAAATGGCTGGCAAGTAAGGCAGCAAACCAAAGAACATCACCCACTTCTTTCATCAATTCTTCTGGGTCTAAGGGATTATCACTGCGATAGTATTTGGCAACCTTATCAGCGACTTCCCCAGCTTCAGCAGCAAGACCTAGGGACAGGTAAGGCAATGCATTTTCTTTTGGAAAGACGGCTGTCTCAAGGGCAGCTTTTTGATAAAGGTTAAAGCTCATGAGGTCAATCATAGGTTCGTCCTTTTATGTCTTGCCATAGCTCGGCATAGTGAATTATTTTTTTAACATCAGATTCAAACTGACCTTTGTAGGGCGCACGGGTTGCGTACTTCACAATGTTAGCTGCACAAAAGTCGAGTTCATTTAGCATGATGTATTCAATGGGCTGGATTGGATGAACATAATGGTCACCCCCTTCTTGGCGGGATAAGCCTATTTTAATTTTGGTGGTGTCCATAAGATAATAGTTCCATCATCAGTGATGTCATTGAATCGTAAAATTCTTGCACATCGGGCTTGGGTTAATGCGTCATCTTCAGTCAGGTCAGCCTTCTTATAGGCAGCTACGATAGCTTCCCAGATTGCTACATTACGTAGGTGGAGGTCTGTGGATTGGAGTGACGCTTTGTGGAGGATTTGCTGGGCTTTTACAGGGCCAACTTTTGGACAACCTTTGTAGTTGTCTACAGCATCACCAGTGAGGACTTGGGTGAAGAAAGAGAAGTCAGCATCAGCTTCGCTAATAGTAACCACACCATCTTCTGGGTGGGCAGGATTAAAGAATCTGCATGGTATGGTCTTGAGGTCTTTGTCCTCAGACACAATGATGGTGTCATTACCATCACTACCCCGAATACCTAGCAAGTCGTCTGCTTCAAAAGGTTCACGAAGCACAGCCTGATACTCATCAATCATCCACTGCTTGAGTGGCTTTAATGTGAGTGGCTTACGCACGTCCTTACGATTACCTTTGTAGGATTCTAGTACATCAGTCCGATAGTTCTTTGCACCTGTCAGGTAGAGCTTATAATTTTCAGCACCTGTGTGTTCAAGCATCGAAGCTATCTTCTTCCTGATTAGGTCTTGGCCTTCTGACTCATAGGCATGAAGTGTCCATAAGTCATCATCCCATTTAACTGGGACTTCAGTAGCAGCAGCAGCTTGATAAGCTACGATGTCACCATCAATCAGTAAGGTCGTCATAGACTTCTCCTGCTTCTATATTTCGCCTAGTGATAACTTGGATACCATGCTTAATAGCTACGTCCTGTTCTTGCCAATCAAGATAAGCTCCCATTGCAAAGTTAAAAGCTAAGGCGAGTGACACTACTGAAAAGGAGAGACAAACAAGAACCATCATTAAAGTTTCAATCATAAGTTTTCCTTGAAATTTAGGGGCAAGCAAACTCACCAAATAGAATTATTGCTGCGCCTCTGTAAGCGCAATGGGCTTCCTTTGCAGTATCAAAACCACCGAGATAATGCTTTTTATACTCGTGTCCTATGACTGCATAAAACCTATCGTTTTTCATACGCCTAACACCTTTAAAACCAGAGGTGTTGTTGACCTGTAATCTAGTATTAGCTTTGTTTTGAGTAGCAGTCGCTATTCTCAAATTGGTAATACAGTTGTCTATTTTATTGTTGTTGATGTGGTCAATCATCGTAGGAACATCGCCATGATGAAGCATCCAAGCAAGACGATGTGCTGCATAAATTTCGCCAAGGACTTTGATTAATAAATAGCCTTTGCTATTTGCAGTGCCCTTAGCTTCTTTACCAGATGAACGTATGAATTTGCCTTCGTCAGGCACATAGTTAATAACAGCACGTAGCTGTTCTATAGAGTGAGACATTAAATTTCCTTTTACTGAGCGAGTGCCTCCCAACTCACAGGAAACATAGGTTTAATAATTGTTGATACTTGCTGGGCTAGGTCTTGAATTTCGGCCTGAGCGTGGGGGTCTGTTCTTTGCTTAACGAAACGAGCGAATGCAGCAATGCTTCCTGTCCAGTACCAAGAAACCTCAGTACCTTGAGGCAACATGAAGCGAGCTTGTTCAGGACACATACCACCAGCCACAGCAGTCTCGTAGGCTTCTAGGCAAACAGTGTTTACTGTCTGAAATTGACGCTTCCAATGCTTGTTACCAGTGGGGTGCATGTCTTCACCACTGCCTTGCTTTACGCTACCTTTAGGAGCTTTCCTGAACTGGTCAGGGATGAAGAAGGTGGGCTTAGAACTGATGTACCTGCGGCTTTCTTCGTTCTCACTGAAGCCAACTTTGTGCTTAAAGCATTGGGTGCGAATAGGCACAGGAGCAGTCATACGCAGAGTCACAGAGGTGTGAGCAAATGGAGTCCAATGACTGTGGTTAGCAAGGTAATTAATTAACTTACAATCCTTATCTTCATCAAACTCTGTGGTGTCTGAAGAGAACGACACACGGGCTGCACGAACAACTGAGGCATCACTACCCATGCTGTCAATGTATTCAGCTTTCATTCGTCAAACTCCTTTAGTTCTTCGTGGTACATGTCCAAAGCTTTTTTAAATCCTGCCCACTCTTCTACTCCGTAGCTGTAAAGGCATTCCAACAAGTGGCTGTCTTTTTCTATGTAGGTC